AATTGTGCATCTATCTCTATGAGTAAGTAGTTCTCACTCAACACTCCTAGGACTTTGCGTGTGCCGTTGATTTGTTCTGGCAAGATTGTGCTAAACCCTGTAGCACCTGCTATAACTACAAAGTCACCCTGCTCCAACAAGTGCGCATCGTGGCGCAGTATTAATGAATACTGTGTGAACTCATGATTAGCCATGTCTAGGTCAAAGTAGAACGGATCATCTGTCAACTTGCGTACATCTTGCGTGTCGAACTTAGGCAAATAGAAGTGCACTGTCTTGTTCTTACCATCGTAGAAGCCAAACGCCTTCAAGCGCATAGTGTCCTTACGCATACGCCCAATGTGTCTACTCAACATCGTTTCGACGTAGTTACTCACACGTTCAGGTACGACTGCGTTGCTGAGTGCTGACAACTTAGCACTAGGCACACCGTTGAAGTCCAACATGAACACATCGCTGCCTATCTCTACTATCGAACGGGGTGCATTGGAGCCGAAGCCGTTTAAGGTGTCGATGGGTTGTGGGTCGTGCTGACCTGCATCGTTGTACAGACCGAGCTTCATCATCGTTGTCGAGTTAGGAGAGATAACCAGCAGTGCGTCTTTGATCGTAGCAAACCCACGCACTGTTTGCTCAGGACTAGCAGCAATCTTAGACATGTCAATGTCAACAGCGTCGTTAGGATTAGGACTATCGCTGTAGACCATCGAAGTGTCTTTGGCCGCTATGCGTATCTCTGTTGTGTGTGTTGGATACTGTGATGGGTCGGTGTCGTGTACAGTGAAGAACCTGAATGCTGACTTGCAAGCGTCGAATGCTGGCACCTTGTCATTACTAAACGAGTTGCCGGGGTCTACTAGGTACAACACCCACTGCGTTGCATCTGTACGTGTGAAGTCTATACTCAGCGGCTTATCATGTCCGTTGCTACAGATCAACTCTTTGCCGAATATGTCATGTGCAATAAAGTCAGTATAACTCCAACCAATAGGTGCACCGGGAAGTGCTGCAGCTACCTTCTGGCTCCATATACGTTGTATAGTCTTTGTGCGGTCGATTGTCAGTATCTCACCAGCACTAGTCCACAGCAGTACGACATTAGCGAAGTAGCGACATTCAACAGGCTCACCACCTAGTGCATGTGTGTCACGTGTCCAGTGTAGAGGGAATGCACTGCTAACACCCGTAGCTGTTGCTTTACCACTTACAACTATCTCAAACGTGTTGGCATCTACTACACGACGAATGCCGTGAGTTCTGTTAAGCATCTCAGCAGTGATACCATTGAAGCTGCCACCTATGCCTACAATAGTAATGTGATCGCCAGCTACAAAAGGATGCGCAGTGAATAGAACAGAAACAACGCGGCTGTCTAGTGTAGTAGCTATTCCTGCTGCTGCTACTGTGCCACTGCTCTCTACACCTTGTTTCAACTTCAACCACATCTCATAACCGAAGCGTGGACCTGCACGGCGGTCGGTGTATGTAACCATGTTGTCGAAGACTGGTGAGAACTTGCTAGTTAAGTTCTGCTCACTGTCAACTACGTTCAACCCACCACCGAAGTCACGGATAGTAGTGTTGTTGAGCTTCGGTGTAGGCCGCGGCTGCTTCGGTCTGCCTAATGGCTTGAGCCGCGTAAGCATCTGTACCATAGTCAGGTCCACCTGTTGACAGTGCTTCGGGACGACATAACAGTATCAAGTGGAATGTTGAAAGTCTGCCGATTGAACTGACTGAGTGCATCCTGAAACAGGATGCGAAACTTGTCGCTAGCGCCGGGATTTGTGCCATCATCTTCAAGTACGTCCCAACATGTGCCTAACATCAACAACTGCGTATCCATGAATATCTCATCGCTGTCTTCTTCAAAGTCGTCAGGCTTGGTGCGATATGTCACATACACCTTGCCAACTGTATTAGCTGGTAGTACTCTAAACCACTTCGTCTTGTTGTTACCGAGTGGTCGTATGCTAGGGTAGTTAATGTCAATGTCCCGCGCATTCATTGGTGCTATTGGCAGCGGCTTGTGCGAGCCTTCCCAAAACACACTGTGTAGATCGCGCCAATCTTTTAGCTTGTCATCTAGGGCATCTGTAATGGTGCCAGTGACGCCATCGAGTGTGTGCGGCTCTTGGTACGTAGTGTAGTCAGGTAGCCAGTACTCACGAAAGATCATGTCGAACTTATGCTGTACTGCTAGCTGTATGCGTGGTTCTGCGTATATCTGCGCGTCAAGGCCCTCCACGAGCGCCAAGCGCTGCAACACCTTTGTAACAATGTCACCGAATGTAATCATTGCAAGCTCCCCGAAGTATACACGAGCGGCCTGTGTGGTGGACTAACCACACAGACCACTCATGCCCGCACCCTCAGAACTACGCAATCACGTGGGCCGCACCATGTAGATTGTTGCGGTCTACTACGCAGGTGAACCTGTAGCTACGCACACCATCGGGAGCTAGGTTAGGTGTGTAGGTGCCACGAGGATCACCACTAGTAAGTGTCTGTGGAGATACACCAGCTACAAGCGCACCTGCAGTTGGCGTTACATCGCTTGTCAACTCGCTGAGTATCGTCGTGCCAAGTACTTTATAAGGCACTCCTAACACAGCGCCGTAGCCGACATTGATAGTTGTACCTGCAGTCAAGCCATATGCCACACTCACAATGTCGGCAAACATCTTCTTGCCGACAACAGGTGTAGCACCTGTGAGTGTGAAGCTCTCCTTCATAGCTTGACCGAGATAGTCAAAGCCGTACACAGTGACGTTAGATGTAGCAGCACCGCTAGCTACAACTGTCACGTTACGGCCATATCGGCCCATCACGCTAGGACTGAAACCGACCACTGGCGACGAAGTGCCAGCAGCAGCGATTGACTGTGCATTCAAGATACCTGTAGCAAGCGCTGCAACAGGTGCAGGAATGTCAACAGTAGTAAGCCCATCGACGCCTACATCAGCCGCGTAGCAACACGCTTCTACACGGTTGTTGATGCGACGCATACCGGGGATAGCAACTTGTACCGCCATGTGTCTATTCCTCTACTTGCTCTGGCTCTTTGCTCGCAAGCAACTTCTCTACTAGCGACGGGTCGCTTTCAACAAGCCGCGTGAGAACATCGAGCGCTGTCTTTTGTTTGTCTGACAATGCAGCATTCATCTGCTGCATTCCTACTGGTGTATCGTCACCGCCTTCGATCAACATGGGAACAAGGTTACGGTCGAGCTTCAAACGCACAACATCTTCGTGCGACAGAAATACGCTATCACCACGCAAAGTGCGAACCATGTAGCCTTCAACCTCTACATCGGTAGGCACAATGCGGAAGCCTATCTCATCTTTCACAGTGCGATTGACTACAGTCTTACGCTTCATAGGCTCTATAGTGTATGCAGGAACGGGCTTCTTACGCTCGTCCATGCTATATGCTGCGCGCTTCTCTTGGAAGCTCACCGTTGAGGGCGTTTCAGCCATTGCTTGCTCCTATGCTATACAGTGTATAGCGTTGTGGTTAATCGTTGACGACTGCGTGTGTGCGGTATTGCTTCCACGTGCAGAATTGACATTGCGTGATGACACGCTGGCCGTAGCCGTCGATTGTCCACGGTGCTGTCAAGTCAACATTCTTCATGTTGTTGTCACCGAGGATGTGTAGACGGAGGTAGGTGTCATTCAGGAAGTATGCACGATCAACTGGACAGCTTTCATCGTAGATGATCGGCACACCATTGTGACTGACACCATCAAAGCCAAGGTCCATCATGCGCTTGCCGCTGCTGGTGTTGGTAAGTGGTATGGTAAGCTTGCTACGAACAGCAGCACGATACAGGCGGTAGTGATTACGACCAGCAATGATGACTTTGGGGCGCTCTGTCCCTTGTTTAAGGTCGAGCAATACATCGTCATATGCTTCTTCAATGTTGGTGCTGTTGAGAGTACCAGCAAAGTCATACGACGAAGGTCGCCACTGCACTTCCAACGCACGATCCACACCGGCAAGAGAGCCAGTAGTAGGATCGTCAGGTATAAGGAGCGCAAGACCATTAGGATCATTGCCGCCACCCAAGCCGTAGAGGTAGCCTGAGAACTTCTCTTTGATGCTAAGCTCAAGAGCCTCAAGTTTGCCCTGAAGCAGCTTAACTGCAGCTTGCTCACCTTTGTTCTCGTCTTCCTCTTGGTTAGAGATGATGACTGTGCCAGCTATACGTGACCAGCGATACTCAAGTTTGATGAACTCTTGAGTTTGCTGCACTGGTAAGCTGTCATAGTACTGATAGCTGCCCACTGTCGGATTTCTGCCGGTCAACAGTGGATTAGTGATGTTGTAACCGCTGCTTTCATTCTCAATGCGGTCACGTGCGAAGCACCACGCCATGAGCGCGTTGCTCTGCATAGCTGCTACAATGAGCTTCTTACGCGAGCGCTCGATTGTAGTAGCAAGTACGTTTTGGAGTACAGGCATTGTGTCTGTGTCCTACTTGTTGTTGAGTTCTGTGAAGACCGCTGCAGCAATGTCACGCCACGGTGCATTGCTCTTGAAGTCTGCACGCGAATTTGTAGTGCTTTGAGTAGGAACGTCGCTTACTCCACGCATACTGCCGGGAGTTGACCTACCTCTACCATTGCCGCCACGTTGGCGCTTCATAGCAGCCTCGATCTGTGGTCGGAGTGGTGTTGTAAAGTCGAAGCCTCTGCGTTCTACCCAACTGCGAAGCTCAAAGTATGCACGCTCTGGCGTCAAGCCATGTTGTGCTACTAAGTTGCTGATTTCCACACCATGTGTCTCAGCATGGGGATGACTAGCAACAAATTCCTCCATCTGCACTTGCGCAGTTTCAGCAATTTGTGCTTGTCGCTGTTGCTGTTGCGTTTGCCGCTCTAGCGGGCCTAGTCTACGGTCAAGTTCATTGGTAATGACACGAGCATTGATGCTAGGAACAGCGTCATTACCAAACAACTGCTCCATTGTCACGCCTGTCGATAGCACACGCGCTACTATGTCGCGCACTGCCATGATAGGGTCTTTCTCAGCCATAGCACGTAGCTGTAGCGCTTCCTGTGCCATCTGTGGCGACAGGTTGTTCTGCTTCATTACATCGTCTAACACTTTGTACTGCTGGAAGTGGGTTTGCATCTGCCTGAGTTGACGAGATGCTTGGTTAGCTGCGTACTGTGCTCTGTTGAGGTTGTACGCAAGTTGCTTCTCTCGCCTAGTCGCTGCAACCACTTGCCCATCTTTACCAAGAAGTTCTCCTTTAGGCCCTTTCTTGGGTTTTTCAGGGAATAGCTGTTCTCCATCACCTCTTGACTTGCCTCTATGTACGTCTGATCCAGTTTCTCCCTCTCCCTCAGACTGCGGAAGTCTATGCCCATCACTCTCTCCCTGTTGTTGCTCTAACGGCAACTCTTGCTGTTGTTGTCCTTCATCGCTGCCACTGCTGTCACCTTCAGGCACAGCGGGTTGTTGATCTTGAATGCCAAAGCTGTTGCCAACAGCATCCATCAGGTCTTCTTGTTCTTTGGGCATTGTAGCCTCCTATACTGCACACGCTGTGCACTAAGCCGCAGCACCTTGCTGCATTTGTTGTATCAACTGCGATGCTATGTCAGCAACACTACGGCCACGAGCGAGTTGTACGCCGAGATGTTGTTTCAGTTCAGGCGGTAGACCGTCGATTAGGCGAGCTACCTCCTGTACGATTGATGCAATGTCGTCAATCTGTGGTCCACTAGCACCTTGACTGCCACCGCCGCCTTGACCACCACCAGCACCTTGCGGAGCGCCTTGTTGTCCACCTTGTGCAGCCATAGCACGTTCGTGCATACGTTGCATCATGGCCTCTTTACCTTGCGCGTCCTGTTGTTGTGCTTGTTCTTCACCGGGAGCAGGTCCACTTGTCTCTTTGATGATGCCTTTGTAGATTAGCTCCCAATCTGTCTGACTTATGACAGCATTATCGAATGCTGTTGCTAGAACCTTGAGAGCAACTACCGCTGCAATGGGTGTCGCACGAGTGAATTGACCGATGATCTGCGAAATTTGCAGTGCTTGCTCCTTTTTCGCCCTAGAAGTAGGTTTGAGAGTGCTACCACCCACAACACGAGGCGTGAATGTCGTCCGAATTGAATTTGCATCCATCTTCTCCCAAGTTGACGCCATTTCATCACCGAGTAGTGTAGCAACTTCCTCTTTTTCCATGAATTGCAGGCACATTTGTGCTACTAGCCACAGAACTGTGCCTACGCTGTCTTCAATAGCGTCCATCTTCTCATCAGCGCGTGTCTGTGTTTGGCTCTCGTAGCTCTCTATTGCTCTGTTGGTGGTGTTTGTCTTGTACTCGACACCACGTTGGACGCTGGTGACACCGGAGAGGCGGTCAATGGCCTCAAGAACAGGCTTCTTGTCAAAGAATTTGATGGCGTCGGCACTAGGTGGTAGTAATGGGCCGAGTACATCACCGAGCTTCTTGCCCTCTGGCAAATCCAAGCCGATTGTATTACTATCGAGTGTGCCAGAGATAAGACTTTCGAGTACGTCTGCGCTCTTGAGTGCGTTCTTGTCATATGCTACCTTACCTGCAGCGAAGCGACGTACTTTAGACCACTCATTGTTGATGATGTTTATGTCATCCTGTTGATCTAGATAGTAGGTAACTTCGCCCTTCGCGTACATAGTGATTGGATCAGTGTGGAACTCCATTGGCACCACACTAAAGAACTGGTCAAGTGAATAAGGATCATCCCATACCCACAGAGGATAGCACCAGTCATTGCAGTTGTATAGTTCAACTCGTCTTGTGACCTTATCCCATACATAGCACACCTTTGTCATCTGTGCTGCGAGGAAGCTGCGTTGGTCGCTGTAGCCGTACTTGGCATATTCGCTAGTGCTGTAGCTGAATAGCTGGAAGTTGTCTGTCTGACCACGTTCGCCTTGATCTGGACTGACACCAGCTTTGATGACGTTGGTAGGACTAAAGACGCTCTCCCACTCATCGCTGTTAGGCTTCTTGCGTCCGTACTTAGCACGCAGTAGTGATGTGTACATCAAGTCTTCAATCATGACCCAATTACACGTGCCACTAAGGTCTAAGTCGGTAGCTGTTGGATCGACTATTACTTGGTCTGGACGGCGTACTTTCACCCACGGACCACTAGGTGTGAGCATGTCAATGGTTTCTTCCAACGCTAGCAGCTTGCCTTCGCACTCCTTAATGTCCTTCTGCGACTTGGCTTGCTCTAGCTCAGCACTGAGTTTCTTGACTTCCTCTAGTGCTGCTTCGCTGCTCTGCTCGCGTAGTGTGTAACCACACTCGAACCAGCCTACGTTGGTGAGTGTAGTGCTAACGATGTTGCGCTTGACCTTGCGCTTGAGGTTCAATCCCGGTGAGGTCTTCTTAGCAGCTAGTACGTTGACTAGCTTCTCTAGAGTGCGCTGCTTCGGCTCGTCTGCTTTGTCTTCACTCGTAAA